CGGCGAACGGTTCGCCCAGTTTCCGCTCGTACCCGAACGTTCCGACAAACGCCGCGCATGCCGGACATGCGCCGGGGGCCAGCACCCACCGACAGCCCCATACGCCCTGTTCTTTCCATGCCTCCAACTTGCCGTAGTTCTGGGCTCGCTGGGCCTCGGTGCGGGCGATGAGCGTTGATCTGTACGGGGCCTCGCCCACAAGATGCTCGCGGACTGAGGCGGAGATTTGGGCGCGGCTGTCACCTCGCTCCATGCCGTCCGCAATCGCCCGCTTGATGTTCTCGGTCGTCGTCTTGGACACCGATCCGGCAAGTCGGAGGTTGTTGTCCATGACCGCCTGCGCCGCCCGATCGGTGAACGCTCGGACGGCCTGCGGAGCGGGTGTGGCCCCCAACGCTTCGGCCTCCACCGCGCCATCCTTCGCACCCGCCACCATGATCGTTCGGATGGGCGGGGACACGGCCTCAATCAACTGTGGCAGATGGTCGTTGAGTTGCTTGGACGTAAACTCGGCAGCCGTCGCCGGGATGTCCAGCAACTTCGCAAGCCGCTCCAGCCATCCCCGCACCGCGTCCTGCAATGACTCCACAGCAGACTGCGGAGGCTCCGGTTGCGCGGCCGTCACCGATACCGACAACGCCTTGCCCTCCGCCTCGGCCACATGCTTGCCCGTGTTGTGGCAGGAGCAGGTGTGGGGTTCCATCGCCTTCCCGCTCTTGTCGGGTCCATCGCCGGGCTGAGGGTTCTCTTTCGCGTTCGCCTCATCCGCCTTGGCTTTCGCGGCAGACTGCTCCTGAGTAGACGGGGCGTAGTCGTCCCCACCTTCGCGGGGATCGTCACCGAGTTTGGCCCGCACTTCGTTGGCGTTCCAGATGCCCAGCGGTACGAACGTCTTGGCATCCTCCCGCAACTGCTCCCGGTTCTCGGGGACGGGATCGTCGTACACAAACCGGGCCTCACTTGGATCAATGCCGTATCCCTGATAGAGCAGAGTTTCCGACCACTCCTCCGCGTCCTGATTGATGAGCGGAAGGATTGTGTACCTCCCGTGCTGCACCTCTGCCGCGCCCGCGCTCGTCAGGTTCGCGTCGTTCCCCTCATCCATCGCTTCGGGGATTCCGTAGGCCGTACGCATGACCGAGCGGATGTCCGCTTTGCCAAGGATGTACTCCATTTCCTTCGGCGTGAACTGGAGAGCCTTGGGTTCCTTGCCCAGCGTGGCTAGCAGCATCTTGCCCCGGTTGCGAGGCCCCTTGTGCATCTTGTCGATCGCGGCCCGAAGTTGTTTCATCTGGTCTTCGGTCGTCGCAGGGTCGATCGGAAGCACCCAATCGGGACGGCCCTGATTCTCCCACGAGGCCAGTTCCGACACCGTGGACGCCGAGTAGATGTCCGATTCCTGAGTGACACTGTGCAGCGGTCCAATCGCGTCGTAGGGGTTGAATGGCGACGGGCGGAGCCGGTGGTAGTACACCTCATCCGTCTCAAACACATCCTCAATCGCGCCGTCTCGCCCGTAGACATAGCCGCCAATCAACCCCTCACGCGAAGGGATGATTTTCGTGAACTGGCAGAGCATCGGCCACATCTCTTTGGGCGTGCCCTTGGGGCCGACCACAATGTGCGTGTAGCGACGGCCCGTGAGTTGCCATTGCATGAAACAGTGAAACGCCCACGTTGTCCCACGCATGAGCGGGTTCGGGTTCCGCATGATGTCGAGGGCGGGATGGTTCACAATCTCCACAAGGTTACCCGCCTGATCAGCCCACACCGCCGACTTGATCCCCGGCCCGTACCCCTTCATGGGATTGCGGAGATAGGCGTTCATCTTGCGGGATTTCACGCGGCGGCGGTAGTGCTTCTTGGCAAACCGTGATCCTTCCGGGGCCATGAGCCGCATGGGAACGCCGGATGCCGCCGTGCTGTTCATGGTGGAGTAGGTGAGGACGAGTTGTGTTGCCCGTGCCACCAGCGCATAGTCGCCGTTTCGACCTCGCCACCGTCCCTGATTCATCTCGCCCACGGACACCGTGGCGTCCATGTACTTTTCGTCTGTGTGCTGCGTCTTTCCCTCAATGGCCAGCCAATCGCGCGGGATGTCGTTGTCGAAGAAGACGCCCATCTACTTGCCCCCCAATCGCCCGTGCCACCCCCGGCGGCTCCTGATGATCCGCCCCACAACCTCCATGCGGCAACGTGGCGAACGCACCTCCGGGTGGTTCTGCGAACACAGCACGTATCGAACGATCATCCCCGCGCCGTTGGCCAACGTGACAGTAACCTCGGTGCCCGCGTTGCGGGGATCAAGGGCTGCGTCTCCAATCTTGTCGAGTGCGGCCCTAGCCTCGGCTTCGGGAATCTCGCTGAGGATCAACACGCGGCTCTCCACAGCCGCTCATCGCGTGCAAGTATAGCCGTCTGTCAGGAATCAAATCCCCAATCGGGGTCCGCCTCACGCGCCGCCGCGATGGTGTGGAGCGGGGAGCGGTTGGCGAGTCGATCGTCTACGGGCTGAACCTCTGGCGCGTACCCACTGGCTTCGGCGAAGAACGGGGCCGACAGATCAAGGCGGGCAATCAAGTAACGTGCAGCGTCCGCCGCATGATCGTGGGCCTTCACCGGCTCGTCCTTTGGCCTGTTGGGCTTCCACTGGTAGGTTTCCATCTCGCGTATTAGGTTCTCACAGGATGGGTCCACGGTCAGGCGGGGCCGACCGTCGCCCGCGTTGCCCAGCCGCTCGTGAACCGCGTTGATTCCCGGTATCACATCGTTGTTTGCGGCCATGACCGGAAGACCACGAGACTTCACCTCGGCGATGAGGTCGGGGCTGGACGGATCGACCATGACGGCCTCGACCCGTTCCCCGCCTTGCACTTCCTGAATCGCCTGTACCCGCGCACCGACAAGCAGGCCGGATCGGTAAAACTCCCGAAGGACATGCACCCGGCCGTCCCCATCCACTCCGGCGAGCAGAGCGCAGAAAGGGTTTGTGTAGCCGTCGTCCACGCCGATGAGGTATCGAGCGAACTTGTCAGGGCGAGTTTGAACGTGAATCTGGCGGTCCCATCGGTCATAGACAAGCCCCTCCGCACCCACCCACAACCCCTCCACGAACCGGCGATACCAGAGCGTGCCCTTGTCCCGGTCGAGCATGGCCTTGTATTCGGCCGACAGGAAGAAGTTTTCAGCCGTGAACGTGGAGATGCACACACACCCCGGCATCGGCTTGGACTTGCCGGAGCCGGGCGGGGCGAACCGATCCGCGAGAAAGTGCGACGGGCTGCCCGGATTGCACGCCCAATAGCACTGATTCACCAGCCCATTGAGTTTGACCGACGCGCGGGAGAGCAGCATCCGGTAGTCCTGATGGTCGTACTCGGTGGCCTCGTCGCCCGCTACGCCCGTGGCCGAGTAGGAGCCGATCCGCTGCTGCGTGCCCCCGTCCCCGTCGTTGACGAGCGACAGGTACACAATCTCCCCGCCGTTGTGGAACTTGATAACGTGGTCGGTCTTGTTGTGGGTGTATGTTCCGGGCGGAATCACGGGCGGCGTCTGGCCGTCCCCGTGGAGCAGCGTTTGCAGCGTCGTCGCCTTCAGCGCGGGCATCGTCTTTCGGACAAGCAACTCCCTTGCCCCGGGCCGGTTGGCGCGGCCGTACAACTTGGCGCAAAGGGCGTAGGTCTTCCCCGCTCTCACGGCCCCCGAGTACATGACCTCCGGCGCGGTTGACCGCACGAAGTCCATCTGTTTGGGCAGGAGGTGGAAGTCCGGCATTACGGCCCCACAATCGCTGGGGGAGCGTCTGGGGGCGGTGGCTGGGCGAGGTAGTAGTTGATCTGTGTGGGGCCGTTGTTGTTGACGGTCGGCTGGGCCGATTCCTTATGCTCGTCGGCCTGATTCTGCCCCTCCATTTCGAGCAGCACCTTGGTTGCCGCGATCTGGGAACGGGAGTTGGACACCTCTACGGGGTTTCCGTTGGCATCCAGCACCATCTCTGTGCGGGTCGTGGCTATCCGGTACATTTCATCCGGGAGAGTTTCATCCGCCTTCTCTGGGATGATCCACCGCTTGCGAATGGCCATTGCACGCATCCGCAGGTCCCCGCGCCGGTGCCAACGCTCGGACTCTGGCACAATCCCGGAGTCCCCCGTACCCCCGGCACCTGATTGGGGTTGGTCGTCTGCCATGCGGTCTATCTCACAAACAATCGTACACGGTCTCGGTTAGTGTTTGCTATTCGAGGTTTGCCCTCATAAGCATCAAACGTCTTTTCTATCCCGAGTGCTGCCAAAGAGCCTGTCTAAAAACCTCCGCCCGCACAAAGCAGGGGGAGGCGAGGTGTGCGCCGGGAGTGCGATGAGCGGCGTTGCTCTTTCCCGGCGCGGGAATGACTATCGAATGCTTCTCCATGATCGTGCGCTGGTCGTATCTGCCACCGCCCCAATGGCCT